CCCAGCCCCTCAAGGAACCACCCCAATCCGCCAATGAACTTGTCAAACACTTGGGACAAGAACTTTCCAGCCTCAATCAAGTTTTCTGCAATCGCCTCGGCAATGCCTGTGCCGCCGCCCTCAAATCCCTCCACGAACGACAGAAAAGTTTCGGCAACTTCAGTGACTGCTGGCGCAAGGTAGGAAATGACTTGTCCGATGATTCCATCAAACGTCTTGCGAACAACGTCAAGAGAATCGTTCATGTCTGCGATGGCACCCACCTGCTGCTCAGACAGAACAATGCCAAGCCGTCTAGCCCGCGCTTCGGCTTCCGCCAAGTTCTTGTTGAACAGCGGCAGCAACTCCACGCCAGATCGTCCAAAAATCTTGACGGCGGCAGCGGCTCGCTCGGCCTCCGAAGGCAATGCTGCAATGGCAAACGAGATGGCGCGAAACTGGTCTTCTGGTGCCATTGACTGAAGTTCTTGAAAGTTCAACCCCAGTCGGGTGAATGCTTCCATGTTGCCGCTTTCTGCGGCTTGCCCGATGGCTAACCCAAGTTTCTGCACGGCAGTTGTCACGTTCTCCACGCCAGACAGCTTGGCGGCGAACTGCAAAGCCTGGAGCGATTCAACGCCCATGCCAGTGCGTTCCGCCAGGTCTTGTGTGGCGTCCACGGAATGCGACACGCTGGCGGCGTAACTAAGGGCGGCTCGAGACGCCGACGCAAAAGCGTCTGCGGCAATGCCGATACCCTTGGCAACCACTCCACCTATTGCGATGTTTCGGAGAACGCGAACGTCGCTTGCGGTCTTTTTGGCAGCATCGCCCACACGATTGCACGCACGCTCCGCTTCGGCAGCACCCTTGGACATTCCGCCAGCGTCTATAGACGCCTGCATCGTCAGTGAGAGTGTCTTTGCCATACGTCACCGATTGAGCTTTGCTAGTTCCGCCGCAATCTGACCGGCCGTCATTGGCGGTTTTTTTGTCGGCATGAAATCGTCTTCCTGCGGCGGCCTGCCTCGTTCGCTATGAGGCGCAAGCGTTGCCGCAATCATCCTGGCCGTCTGCCTCCACTCGCCTCCAATCGGGTTTACATACAAGTGCAGCGCCAGCCATTGCCTGTACTCGGCAACATCCATTCGCTGCCCAAGCTCCCGCACCGTCATTCCAAGGTGACCGGCCAACAGCAGCGGGAATGCGTCCAGCGGCCGGTCAATCAGTTTTTTCCAATGTCCTCAATGTCCTTGTCGTCTAGTTCGTTGTGCTTAAGGGCTACCTTGAACAACCGGGCACCTACCGTTCCGCTAAGCGATTTGAGTTGCTCGCTGGAAAACAGCGGCTTGCCGTCGCTGCCCACAAGGCACTTGCTGAGATAACGGGTGCGGAAGTCGTCCACTCCCTCGCCCTTGGCTCGAAGGCACGCCAACTCCCACGCCTGAAGGTCGCCCAACGGAAGCGTGCGAATCCACACGTCGCACTTCCACTCAGGCACATGCACCTTGATGGAGGTGATTTGGTCCGCAGCAAGAATCTCTTCGGCAAGTCCCATGCGTTACTCCGTAAGCGTAAAAACAGCGGTGTACTCTTGCAGCCCTCCAACGCTAGCACCCCAAGCAAGCGTTGAGAGAATGGCGTACGTGCTGGTGAACGACACGCCGGTTCCGGTTATGGCAAGCGTTGCTGACAAGCCGACGTTGCTCAGCGACATAGCCGTGCTGCTGCGTACGCGAACAGTCACGGTGCCGTACTCAAAATCGGCGGAACGGTATCGCTTGTCTCTGCCGGTGTAGGTGCGTGGAGTCACCTCGACGGTGTCAACGCTCACGCCATCGACCGACACGCTCACAACCTCGCCCAGCCCCACGGAGCCCCATACAACGCTGGTGCCCTGAGAGTTGATCGCCACGCCGGCCTCCCGGAGTTATGCGACCTTGAACGTCAGAGACTGCTTCACCAGATCGCCCACGGCGTAGGCCACGCTGGAGCTTGAGACGGTTGCCGTGTACGTCACCGTGGCAAACGTCAGTGCGCCGCTGGCACCAATCTGCACGATGGCCGTGGAGTACGCCTCAACCGAAATCTCGTTGTCCTTGAGAGCGGGAGCCTGGTAGATGCGGTTGGCACCGCTGGACTGCCCCAGATGCGACTGGTCAAGAAGATCCCCGCCGGGGGTCACTGTCACGTTCGTGACGGTGTATGTCGCGCCCGAGAAAACGAACGTCGAGCCCTGCGAATCAGCAGCCATGACTTGCTCCTAGGTTTGCGGGGCATCGGCCCCTACCCAAAACCTAGAGCAACACAGGCATCCCCTTGCAGTTAGCCCCCGTACGCCTTCCTGCCCTTTGGATTCTTCAACTGCTTCAAAGCACCCTCAAGGCCAACGCGAAGTTCTGACTCCAGATTGGCCTGCACGGTGGCCTTCACAGACGCCCATGCCATCTGCACCGGACGCCTCGCGGTAGAGCGGCCGCGATTAGCACCGGACTTGGTTACTCGCGGCTTGGTGCCAAACTCAACCAAAAACTGGTGTTGCGACAAATCTCTACGCTTGCCCTTGGGAATCTTCTTGACGCTGTTAGGCCGCTGATACCCCACCATCGCCACGCCCACGCCAGTCTTGGGATATCGTTTTGTCTTGAGAGCTACCGCCCGGCGAAGGTTGCCAGTCGGCCCCTTGGGGGTGGTTTCTTTCAGCTTTGCCACGGCGGGTTTGATTGCCCTGCCGATGGCAGCACCCTGAGTCCGTGCAGACAAGTTCTTGGGCAAGTCCGCAAAGCCTTGCCGCAAGTCCGCCATGTCAGGGATTTCTAGCTGAATCAGCGTGCCAACCATCACGTTCCCTCGTTGATGCGAAACTCAAACGTCTGCTCTACCGTGTAGTACGGCAGCATCTGATCGTCCTGCGGCATCTCTGCGCCGTCAGCCTCTCCGGTGAGCGTAGTCCGCTGGATCGTCACCCCCGCCGTGGTGCCCGTCCAGTTGTCCACCGCCAGGCGTACCGCTCGAGCAATGGACTTCACCGAGGTGTACGACGTGCCGTAGCTCGTCAACTGCAGCGTCACCACGGGGTTGCCGACGTTGCCGCCCAATGCCTGCGGACGTTCAACGGCGGTGCGCTGATACACGATAAGCGGCAGCGGCGTGCCAGCCGGGGCGATGAGCGGAAACACCCGCTGAGACACAAGCGACGAAACGCTGGTCTGGCTGGTGAGACGTTGAAACAGAAACGCTTCCGGTGCTTCGGGCAGGCTCATGACGTGTTCCTCATTGCACCGTTTTTGGATCTGACAACGGGCCTTCACCTACGGCGTTTATGGCACTCACTCGCATGACGGAACCGACTACATACATTTGCGAACTACTCGTGGTCCACGGATTGTCGGGGTCCTCAGGCTCAACAGGCACGCCGTTGTTGTAGAGCTTGTACCCCGTGAGAGCAGAACCGCCATCGCTGGGGGTTGTCCACTGAATGACTTCTGCATCCACAGCCAGCGTGATTATCGGAGCGGACGGGACCGCAGGCACGAAGGATGCGTCCCTTTTCTCGGTGGAAATGATTTCCTGATAATCCAACCTGTCGTGTTCCGTTATCTGGCCGATCTCAAGAACCCTATTCCGGTACACAATCCGCATGGCTGTCGTGAGACCGTTGAGGTAACGAATCCGCACCTTGTGGCTCATGAATCCAACGGTTTCGGCGTACCGCTCAGTTTCCCGAGCCGACAGCGGTTGCACGTCGGCCCACACGGTGGCAAAGGTTGACCACGTCAGCACCGGCTCGCCAACCTCGTTCGCCGTTGGAGACGGTTGCTGAATCGTCACGCGGGTCCACATTTTTCCAGCCTGAAGCATCATCACTGATAACTCCCCCACCGCAGCGTGTTGAGCATCGTTTTGACGCCGAAAGGTACCTCATTCAAGGCCGCCTCCTGGGCTGCGTCACGGTTGCTCCACAGGTGGCCGACAATCAGGAGAATGGCGGATTTCACCGGAGCAGGGACGCTCGTGCCGTCTGACGAGTAGCCAGCCCACCACGCCACCGTGACGCTGTTCTGATCGACAAGGTGCGAGGGCCACGTCTCGCCGTACAACGGGCGGCAAGCCCCCGGCGTGGATTGGCGGTCCACTCGGTACGCAGTGGCGTTCAGCGTTGCCGTGGTGCCGCTCACGGCGGGCGTGTACGTGATTGTGATAGCCGTGGCCGTTCCGGCCGTCACCATCGGGGGTCGTGGCAACTCAATGTCCAACTGCGGCACCGTGCCCTGGCGACCTTCGATGTTGTTGCCGTCAGCCTTTAGCCCGAACTGCACCGGCGAACCAATGGCACCGTAGAACGAGTCCACTCGCATCTGCCACCGCGTATGGCAAAACGTCCGGTCGCAATAATCCTCTGCCCAACGGGTAGCCGCCGTGATGAGGTTGCCAATCAGGGCATCGTCGTCGGTGTTGTCAATGCGCAGGTGCAGCTTGGCCTCTGCCAGCGTTACGGGGTTGTTGGCGGGTTCCGTGCTGCGAACCAGGCTGCGGTATCTCATCGGCGCTTCCTCCTGCGGGGCTCGTCGGCAGTCTCCACGTCGCGCCGCTCCACCACTGCCGCCTCAAGTAACGGCTGCTCATCGGCGACGAGTTCGGCGTACCCCGAGAGCACTAGGCTCTTGGCGGGGCCGCGATCCATAACGATTACGTCGCCACGGCGGTACGCCCGGAACGGCTTGGAAAACCGAATGCGGCTCTGGTCTGCTCGGATGCTCATGCTACGGATGCCTCCCCGTGTTCGATGCTGCCCCACGCCTCGGGCGGCCGGCGGCCACCCTTGTTCCAGTAGTCGCTCGGGCTTTGATAGACGGGCTTCAGATCCCGGCCCGGCCAGGTGAATTTCAACTCGGCGTGGCCAATCGCCACCTGGGGCGCGATGCCCAGCGTGTTGCCAGCGGCTCTAAACGCCTTCCAGAAGTGGATGTCGGGGTCCGTCCGTGTCGGTTCGCCGGCGGGTGCGTCACCCCAGTGCCCATCGGGCCGGGGAGTGCCAACAAACCACGGCGCGGGCGTCCGCTTGAGAGCCTCTGACCGAATCAGCGTGCAGCCAAAGTGCGCCGTGTCTACGGGCTGCACGACCGCCTCAAACCACGTATTGGCCAGCTGCACCGTGCCGATGCTGCCGTCGTGGCCAGCAGGCGTGAACATCGGCATGCCCTCGTCTCTTTTCGTCTGAAGCGGGGCCACCGCGTCGTATCCAGAAACCATGGCAACCGTCAGCAGTCGCTGGATGGTTTCAGCCTCGTACACGCTGTCGAAGTCAATGCACAGAATCCAGTCGGTACGCTCCATCATGTCGAGCAGCACACGATCTAAACACTGCTCCCAGAACGCTCCGGTGAACTTCGTGGGGCGAATGTGCAGCGGCAGCAGGCTCTGCATGGTGCAGAAGAAGTTGTCCTGAAACCCCAATCTCGGAACCGAGAAAGCGGCCTCGACTCGCAGATCGTGGGCCACGTCGCCGACTTGAACCTTCACGCTGTTAGCCTCCAAAGAGAAACGGGCGGCAGGCAGACGCCCGCCGCCCGCTCTTGGGCGTTATCGCTCTCGTGTCAAGCGTCAGACGGCAGCCATCGTGTTGACGTTCGCCTCGGTGGTCGTGACGGCGTGACTCTCGCCCTTCGACAGCCGGGCGGAACTGATGACAGCAACCGTCGTGGACGGGCTGACCACCACCGTCAGGTATCGACGGCGGCCGCGCAGGTCGATGTTGAACCGAGAGATTCCGCCGACGTTCGCCCCGGTGCTGGCACCAGTCGCCGCAATCGTGAAATCCGTGCCGCCGACCAGGCCCGTGATGCTCGTGGCCGACGTGCCCGCGCTCGCCGTGTCCGACTCGCCGACACGAAGCACGCTCGCCAGCGAGACGTTGGACGCCGTGTACGGGCTGAAGATCACGTCCACGGTGGCGTACTTGTAGCCCAGCGTGTCAATCTCGTGCGTGA